ATATATAGAATAATGGGGTTCAACAAAAGATTTATCGACATCGACACTATCAATCGTTACTTAGATGGTAAAGAAAGTTTAGATGTATTATTTAAAGGTGATGCGTTTATTTTTATGGATAACACGGCGTCTAAAGTTTATGGGTGGTATACTAAAAAGTTAACTGATAAAGAAATAAAACTAAAAATAAATGAACTTTATGAATCAACAAAAAATTAATTTGCTATTTTCAAAACTAAGACAACCTATTCACATTGATTATATTTGTGAAGTAATTACAAAAGATAGTTACGAAAACACTAAAAAAATACTACAAGAATTTGTAGATAAAGGAAAAATTGAAGAAAGTAAAACCACTAAGGATTATTATGTTCTTACAAAAGAAAACTTATAAAGTACATGGACTTGGTGTTCAACACATTATAAAAGTGTTTGGATACCCTATTGTTGTTAGTATTGGTGATTATGATTTTTGGGCTCGTTTTGGTAAGAATGAGAAAGGGTTTAGTATTACATCTAAACCAAAGTTTTCATTAAGGAATGGTTATAGGAAATCATTAAAAATTGGTAAGTATTACATAGATAAAATAAAATAAAAAAGATGATAAAAATTGAGTATATATGGTTAGATGGTTATAAACCAGAACCTAATTTAAGGAGTAAGATTAAAGTAATTGAAGGAGAGATTCCTGACTTATCTAAAGTTCCTGAATGGAACTTTGATGGTTCATCAACAAAACAAGCTGAGGGATATAACTCTGACGGTATATTAAAACCCGTTCGATTATATCGTGAGATGAATAGTATTGATAAGGTTTATGTTTTATGTGAGGTAATGAATCCTGATGGGACCCCACATGAATCAAATCATAGAGATATGTTGGGTGATGAGGTTAATGACATGTGGTTTGGTTTTGAACAAGAATACTTCATTCAAGAGGGTGTTAGTAAACCAATCTTAGGGTTTAACAGACCTCACGTTGAAGGACAAGGTAAATACTATTGTGGCGTTGGGAGTAATGTTGTTGGTAGACAACTAGTTGAAGAACATATGGATTTATGTTTGAGTATGGGAATTGAAATTACTGGTGTTAACGCTGAGGTTGCTTTAGGACAATGGGAATATCAAGTATTCGCTAAAGGTAAAATTAAAGCTGGTGATGATTTATGGATGTCAAGATATTTGATGGAAAAATTATCCGAAAAATACGGGTACCATATTAACTACCATCCAAAACCTATCACGACAGGAGATTGGAATGGGTCTGGACTACATACAAACTTCTCAACAAAAAAGATGAGAGAAGTTGGTGGGGAAAACTATTTTAAAACGTTATTCAATGCTCTTGAATCAAGAAGAGAACAACACATTGAGGTTTATGGTTCTGACAACAACCTTAGATTAACAGGTAAACATGAAACACAATCAATTCATAAATTTAGTTGGGGTGTAAGTGATAGAGGGGCGTCAATCCGAGTCCCAAGGTCTGTTGCTGAATTATGGAAGGGTTATGTTGAGGATAGAAGGCCAGCATCGAATGCTAATCCATATGAAATTATTAAAGTGATAAGTGACACTATTGACATGGCGGATGAGTTATCTGTTACGTTGAATAACATGTATTCAAATGTTAACACCAAAAACTTTGATGATTTAAAATCTAAGTACAATGGAATACCAACTGCTCAAGAACTCTTAGATGAGTATAAAAATGATGATGATTATGAATTATCAGAAGAAATGACCAACTCTAGTGCGTACATCAAACCAGAATCAATTGATAATAAAAATTAATAATATGAGTGAGCAGGTAGACCATCCACAACATTATGGTGGAGAAAATAATCCATATGAGGCAATTAAAGTTATTGATGCTTGGGGATTAGGATTCTCACTAGGGAATACAGTAAAGTATATCTCAAGAGCGGGTAAAAAGAATAAGGAAAAAGAATTAGAGGACCTTAAGAAAGCGTTATGGTACTTACAACATCACATTGAAACACTATCGAATAATGAAATGGAATCTTAATGAATGGCAAGGACGTTCAAAAAAACAAGTAGAAGATAATAATAAAGTTTTTGGATACTCAATAATTTTAGTTATACTTGGATTTATAGTAGGACTACTTTTTTTTAGTAGTTGTAAATCATCGGAAACAGTAAACTGTGACGCATATAGTAAAATAGAGAACAAATAAAATGACGGAAAATTATATAGGGAAAGTTGTAAATGGTAGTTGTATTGATGTAATGTCAACTATGGGTGAGAACACAATTGATTTAGTGGTTACATCCCCACCATACAATGTAGGGATTGAGTATGATACTCATAATGATAGACTTAAGATGGATGAGTATTGGGAATTTACTAAGAATTGGTTGTCTCAAGTTTATCGTACACTAAAACCTGATGGTCGAGTTGCAATTAATATACCTTACGAAGTAAATGTCCAAGACAGAGGTGGTAGAGTTTTATTCATGGCCGAGTTTTGGGGTGTTATGAAAGAGGTTGGTTTTAAATTTTATGGGTTAGTAGACCTTAATGAAGATTCTCCTCATAGAAGTAAAACAACTGCTTGGGGTAGTTGGATGTCACCGTCATCACCTTACATTTATAACCCTAAAGAGTGTGTTATATTAGCCTACAAAACTGTTTCTAAAAAACAAAATAAAGGAATACCACAATGGATTGGGGTTACAGATGAGATTGAACAGGAAGATGGTTCATTTAAAAAGAAAGTATTATATACCGATGAAGCTAAAAAAGAGTTTATGGGTTTAGTATACGGGCAATGGAACTATTTTGCTGACACTAAACAAATGACTAAAGCGACATTCTCAATGGATATCCCAACAAGAGCAATTAAAATATTAACGTATCGAAATGAAATTGTTATGGACCCTTTTGTTGGTTCAGGAACTAGTTTAGTTGCGGCTGAAACATTAGATAGACGATGGATTGGTATTGAACTATCTGAAAATTATACAGAAGTTGCAAAACAAAGAGTCCAATTATTTGTGGATAAGAAAAAACAAATTGAATTAGAATTTAACGAAGAGGGGATTTAATATCCTCTTTTTTGTTTTCATGATATTTATAATAAAAAAATACACATGAAAGGAATGAAACTTACTGAGTCTGAATTAAAAGACAAAATAGTTCAAATTTATAAAGAGGAGCAATATAAGATTCTCGAAGAAAAATGGAACAAATTATCTAAAGAAGATAAAATGTTTGTTGTTGAATTTGCTAAAGAAATATACCCTGAACAAGCCAAGTTAATAAAAGAATCCAAATGGTATAATACTGTTGGAGATATCGTTGGTATATTTGACCCAACAGGTGTTGTTGATATTGTTAATGGTATTAGTTATTGGAGACAAGGTGATAAATTATATGCACTTCTCTCATTAATATCTGCGGTTCCTTACTTAGGTGACCTTATAGCAAAACCTGTTATTGGTGTTATGAAATTAGGTGGAGGTGCTGCCAAAGCATTTAAAGCGGCAACCTTAACGGGGGACGCGGTTAAAATAGCAGGTGCCGCAAGAAGAGCTGGTGGTCCTATTGCTAAAATGGTTGAGAAAGCACCAAGTTGGGGTGAAAAATTAGTAACCTTTTTAAAAGGTTCTGTAGGTAGAGTTCCTATGTTAGGTTCTGGATTGGTAAAAGTTATTGAAGAGTATGTTCAAATTTTTGGTAAGGCGGGAAAAGAAATGAAAGCGGGAACTGAAATAGGTAAAGGGGTTATAAAAAGTGAGAAGGCTTTAAGTGCGGTTGAAAAACAAGAATTATTAAAACAAATGAGTAAAGACCAATCTTTTAGAGGGTTTAGAGATTATAAAGGAGGTTTACAATCAATGTCAAATAAATATATCTCAGGTGGTATGGGTCGTCTATTTGGTAATAGAGCGACAAGGTCGTTAATGAGAAGAACTAAATGGTATTTAGGTTTATTAGATTGGTTAGGTATTGGTAACTTTGTTGGTCCTGAGGAATTAGAGAATATAGTACCTAATTTAGAGGAAAGAGCTAATCAATATAGTGAGACACCTGAATCACAAAGTTTATGGAACCAAGAGTTTGCCGCAGGTCAAACAACAGGAAGTTCAGTTGTACCATCATTATCTACTGCAACACAATCAGCGTCAACTGCAGTTAAATCAGACGCATTCACATCATTACTTGGTTCACTATTAGGTGGAGGTACAAAAGCATTAGTATGAAAAAATTAATTAAAGAAAGTGGTATTAGAGATATCAATAAGTTAGCTAAACGTTACCCTAAAGCGGAGATTTATTTCCACCAAGATTTAGATGGAGTAACAACCGCAATTGCGATGAAAAAATATCTTGAAGATAACGGGATTAAAGTTGTTGACGCTCATGTCATTCAATATGGAGATAAAGAGTTCTCGGTAAAGAAGAATGATGCACAAGGTGATATTATGCCTGTACTCGTGGATTTTGCACACGGTAAACCAATGTTTGTTATTCATACAGACCACCACGATAGACAAGCAGGTGCTGAAGATACTAAATCAACTTCATTTAGAAGTTCACGTTCAAATGTTGAAACAATATCACAAGTTGTATCACCTAATGAAATATTTTCCCCTGAAGACATCCAATTAATATCTATGGTTGACTCAGCTAATTACGCGGCTAACGAGGTAACTGTTGACCAAGTAATAAATTATTTATTCAAATTAGATAAAGAAAAATCTTTAGGTAAAAACAAAACTGCCTTAGGTTTAGTTGCTAATAAGTTATTATTGGCGTTTAAAAATAAACCAGGGTTTTTAGAAGAACTTGTTATGGTTGGTACCCCATCACTTATGAA